GTAACGAGGATATCAAGGCAGCAACTTATGCTGAACTTGCGAAAGGTCAAGGGTTTCAACCGACACAAAAGATGAAGGTTGAACCCATGACTTTGAAAGCGTTAGTCCGTGAACGTATTGAGGCAGGGCAAGAAATGCCAACGGAAATCTTTGGGGTATTCTCAGAGAATAAAACAACAATAAAAAGGAACAAGTAACATGAACGATGTAACAACTAAAAAAGAAGGAGCATTAGCAACAAATCTATTTGAAGCTGATGCAGCACAAGGCGCTCAAAATATTTCGCAAGAAGATCTTGCGTTACCATTCTTAAAAATTTTGGGCCAACTATCTCCAGAGGTAAACAAAAGAGATGGTAAATATGTCGAAGGCGCAGAACCTGGCAAGATAATGAACACAGTAACAAATCAACTGTATGACAGTTTAAATGTTGTACCGTGTCATTACAAAAGACAATATGTTGAATGGCAAGATAGAGGTACCAGTACAGGTGCACCTGTTGCAATTCATGACGCAGATAGTGATATCGTTAGTCAAACGACTAGAGATAAATCATACAAAGATAGATTATCTAATGGTAACTATTTAGAAAATACTGCTAATCATTTTGTACTTGTAGTAGGCGATAGCCCAGAATCTGCATTGATTTCTATGAAGTCTACTCAACTTAAAGTTAGTAGAAAATGGAACTCAATGATGATGGGTTTAAAACTACAAGGCGCTAACGGTTTATTTACACCGCCAACTTATAGCCACATTTACAAACTATCTACAGTTCAAATGTCTAACGACAAAGGAACTTGGTTTGGTTGGGATGTTTCTAAAGTTGGTCCTGTCAAAGATAAATCTATCTATGATATGGCTAAAAGCTTTGCGGTCAGTGTTGGCAAAGGCGAAGTAGAAGCTAAACCTGAAACTAAAGAAGCTAAAAAAGAATTTAGTTTATAATTTCCTGCAGGGATGGGCGTCGAAGCTAGCGTGGAGACGCCCGCTCATAATTTAATAAAGAATATAAAATGAATAAAGAACCTATAAGTTATATAGATTGGTTAGAATATGGAAGGGTAATTATACCCTGTCTCAAGGGTACTCCTAGGGTCAAAAAATATACTGACCCGGATTTTAAGATAGAGAAAGATATATGGAAAAGAGATTACGAAACAGCAGAGATAGCATTAAGATTAGATCACGACGTTGATTTAGATATAGACAATGAATTTGTAAAAAGATTTCTTCCTTATTATATTAAAGATTGTGGTGCAATTTTTGGAAGAGAAGGTAATCCAACAAGTCATTATCTTTGGACAAATAGAAACCAGATTCCATTTAAACAATTTAATTTACCAGATGAATTTGAAAAAGATTTTAAAAATTTTCCACATGGTTCAATGATATGTGAATTAAGAACTGAGAAAAAAAGATACACTATAGTTCCAGGTTCTTTGCACAGTAAATCAAAAACAAATGTAAGATGGGAAAAGTTTGAAGAGATAAGAGAGTACCAAGGAAACTTATCTATAGATGTAGGTAAAGTTGCTTTGTCTGCAGCGTTAACAATTATATATCCTAGTACAGGGTCTAGAGACGATTATTGCACTGCAATTGCAGGAGTTTTAGTTAAAAATTCTGATTGGACAGACGATGAAATAGATAATTTTGTATCTCGGATCGCGGAACATGCAGATGATGAGGACTTAGCAAAAAGATTAAAAAAAGGAACTTCAAGCAGAAAAACAAATAGAAAATTTGGAATAAATAAACTTCATGAAATTACAGGTTATACTCATCAAAACTTAACAGGTTTATTTAATTGGATAGGTCTATTTAAAGATGCCTCTTTGCAGGTATCAAAAGACACTATTGAAAAAATAGAAGAGTATGGAGCAAACAGATATTACGTACATTTAAATGTACCACAAAAAAATGTGGATGGAGTTGGTTTAAAAACAGTCAAGAAAAAGATTTGGATTGATGGTGAATCACTTATGAATTTAAAATTGTTTTGTGACATTGCCATGAGTCAAGCAAAGGTATGGATACCTAGAATGACACCAAAAGAATTTGAAGAAATAATGATGGCTAAATTTTACAGCAGAGAACAGTCAAAAGAATATGTAAAAGAAGCAGAAGAAGACTCTAGGTTTAAAATGTTTTTCTTAGACTATTTAGATACGAAAGGTGTTTATATGGATAAGGAACAGTTGGCTGTTTATAAATTGCCTTATTATAATCAAGAAAAGAGAACAATAGAATTTGATTTAAACAACTTTGAAAAAGAATTAATGAAAAATAGAGTAAATTTAAAAAGACAAGATCTTGTTCATAAAGTTCAAACTATTTTAAAAGGTGAAAGAGATAGAGGTAAATACAAAAATAAATCTTGTGTTGCCTGGGTAATAAAAGGAGAAGAAGTAGAAGATAATAAACTAATATGGGAAGGAGAATCTGTCTATATAGGAGACAGTACAGGCAATGATGAATAGTTTAAAGATTCCAAATTTTATTCCAGGTCCTCCTGGTACAGGTAAAACTCACAAATGGTTAAAAAACAAGTATGTTGATTTGTTAAAAAAATATCCTTGGGATAGAATTGTAATTTTATCTCACACAAATACAGCAGCTGATGAAATTATAAAAGCTGTAAACAAATTACCAGAATTAGAGAACGTACCAGACACAAATTTGCAAGATCAAATATGTACAATTCACTCTTATTTTAGAGCAGAGTATTTAAATATAAAAAAATATGAACACGAAGATCATAAACTTTTTTGTAAAGAAAACTCAGGAATGAATATTGTAAAAAAAAATACTTATTGGGAAAAACATCCTCTTTATGAGTTTATTTCTCACGCTCATGGTAAAGGTTATGACTTAACTTCTGAGGTAGAACTTGAAAAGTATTGGGCTCTTTGTGAAAGATCTCGTTATCAAAACTACCGTCTTCAAGGACCGGGTGGACTGCTAGAACTAAAGAAAAAATATGATGCCTACAGAAATAATCTGGAACATAAAAGAGTATCTTTTGTAGATATGATAGATAATTTTAGATTTGAAGCAGCGATACCTACCGATATAGACGTTTTAATAGTTGATGAAGCTCAAGACTGTAGTAAACCTCAGATAGCTGCTCTACAAAAAGCAGCCACACATGCAAAAGAATTTATTTTTATAGGGGATGCCGACCAAACCATTCACGAATATGCAGGATCAGACCCTGAATACTTTTATCAATTAGCTAACACAGAAGAAGCAAAGGCCAATGAGTTAACTGAAGGTCTAAGATGTGGTCAAACTATTAACAAAATATGTAGAAATATTATTGCACCTGTGTGGCAAGAATACGGTAGATATTCAGAAAGAACTTGGACTCCAACTGATGTTGTTGGAAAATCGTATTATATACCCAGATTAGATCAAGGGTGTAAAGCAAAAGATATTTTAATTAATAAAATTTTAAATACAGACGAAACATTTTTATTTACATACAGAGGCAATCCTACTCATAAATCTATAAATACATTTCTTCAAGATAATGGAATAGATTATAAAACGGTATCAGGTAGTGCTCATGTATCTAGAGAACATTTTAATTGTTTTAAAAATTGGAAAACTTTTATGAATGATAAGGTTTCTAAACAACAGATAAAAGAATATTGGAAATTAATGGGATCAAAAATAAAAGTTAATGGTTTAGGCGATGTTGATAAACTTAAACCTTTAATTGATAAAGACTATAATATACAGGAAATTATAGATGCAGGTTACTTAAAACCAGAAGTAAAACAATTTGAAAGACTTTCTCAACTTTTAAACCATGAAGCTCTATCTAAAAATGAAAAATTAATTTCAAAAATACCTTACATTAATAGAGTTTTAACTAGTGGCATGGACACAACTAGAAAACCAAGAGTTCAACACGATACAATACATAAAGTAAAAGGATTAACTTTTGATAATATAATAGTTGATCTATCTGTTTGGAGACCTGAACCTCGTAACTTTGAACCAACAAGATTAGCTTACGTTGCTTACAGTAGAGGTAAAACAGATTGTTGGACTATAGGATCTTCTGGTCCTTATTCTTTAGCAAAAATACAAGACAATTGGAGAGAAATTTTAGAACTTTAAAAGGAGGAAACATGACTAACAGTGACATATTTAAAAAAGATGGATACGACTCATTAGACAAACAAGTTGGAGGAAAACATTATAAACGAATGAAGCTACAACCTGCAGAATTTATAAATGAAAATAAATTGCTTTTTGCAGAGGGTAACGCTATAAAGTATATATGCAGGCACTCGTTCAAGGGGAAGAAAGAGGACATTAAGAAAGCAATACATTATTTAGAAATGATATTAGAAAGGGATTACAATGTGTAAACATCCAATTGATCTAGATTTAAAAGATGTAGATACGGTAGCTATTGATATAGAAACCTGGGATCCAAATCTTAAAACAAAAGGTTTAGGTGCAATTAGAAACGATGGTTTTATTACAGGGGTAGCTGTAGCTACCGGTAAAGACACAGTGTATTTTTCATTAAAACACAGTGACGACGATAAGTCAGAAGAAGAATTAAAAGAGTTTTGGGATCAAATGAATACAAAACTTTTGCAAAACGATAAGATTGCAAAGGTATTTCATAATGCAATCTATGATGTTTGTTGGCTAAGAGCAACAACAGGTAAGATGTTAAAAGGAAGATTATTGGATACAATGGTAGCTGCTTCTATAATTGATGAAAATAGATTTAAATATGGATTGGATTCTTTAGCTAAAGATTTTCTTGGTGAAAATAAATATAAATATGACTTACAAGAAAAAACTTTTGAATGGTCCGGTGGTATGCAAAAAGATCCAATTTCTAATATGCACAAACTACCTTCTAGTGTAGTAAAAGATTATGCAAAACAAGACGTAGACTTAACTTTAAAATTATGGAATTTATTTAATAAAAAATTAGATGAAGTATTATACATAAAACCTGAAGATAATAAAGAGTACACATGTAGAAATATATTTGAATTAGAAACAAGATTGTTTCCTTGTTTAGTTGACATGAAATTCAAAGGAGTTAGGATAGATACCCAAAAACTTGAACACCTTGGTAAAAGATTAAAAAGATGTAGAGATAAAATAATTAAATTTATCAAAACAAAAACAGGTATTGAAGTGCAGTTGTGGGCAGCAACTTCTATAAAACTATTATTAGATAATAGAAAGATAACAAACTTTGAAAAGACTGCTAAGTCAGGGATGCCTAAACTTCCAAAAGATTATTTAA